ATACGTTTGCTTGGAATGCGGGACTTGGTAGTTATCATACTATTACTGTATCTAATTTTGGTGGCAGTTTAATGACAAATGGTACTTTTTCTATGATTAGTAACGATTTTGTTCTTTACGATATAGATGCACACGTAACGGTAAGTGAAGACAATCCAGGTGATTGGGTAGGAACTATAACCAATTTTGCTCAAGCATCTTATAGTATCGGTGTATATCCAAAAGCAAATAATACATCTACAACTAATACAAAAACCGCAACAATTCAGTTTGATGCATCTAATTCGGCTGGTACTAGTACAGATACCGCAACTGTAACTCAAGCGGTATCACCACCTACTTTCACAATTGGAGATGCTAATGTAACTGGATTTGCAGTAGCACAAAACGGAGCAGTGACTGCACCACAAGCTGGAGCAGGTACAATAACCAATCGTTCATATAGTAGTGGGTTTAATGGTAGTAGTTATCCAAGAGTAAATCAAAATACACCACGAAGTGTTGTTGTAACTGTATTAGTACCCGGTGGATATTCAAATAGTGGTGGTACTGTTTCGGGTACTTTTTATGCAACACAATCGGCAAGCCCAACATTTACATTCGGTGATACTGGTGTTACTGGATTTGCAGTAGATGCAAATGGTAATATTACTGCACCAAACGTAACAAGTGGCACTATTACAAGTGTAACATATAATGGTAGCGTTAATAATACGTCTTATTCAATAGTAAATGCAAATACAACTAGAACCGCAACAGTCTATGTAACCGCTCCAGCTGGATATTACAATAGTGGTAGTGAAGTATCTGGTGATGTTTCAGCTACGCAACCCGCAACTGCTACGTTTTCATTTGCAACGGCAAACGTTACTGGATTTTCAGTAGCACAAGATGGATATGTAACTGAACCAAATGCACAATTTGGTGTAATTTCGTCGAGAACATATAGTAGTGGGTATAATGAAGGATATTATCCAATAGTAAATACAACTACACAAAGAAGCGTTTATGTTGTTGTAAATGTGCCTAGTGGTTACTACAATAGTGGGCAACAGGTAGATGGAACATTATTTGCAGACCAATCGGCAACACCTACATTTACATTTAATGATTGGAATGGTAGTGTTAGTGTTGGTATAAATGGTGTTGTTAGTTTTGTAACTGGAAACGCTTCATTTGTATCAGTTAGTCCTACATCGTATCCTGTAATTTATGGAGACCCTATTGATAGAACTATAAATGTAACGGTTTATGCACCAAATGGATATTACAATACTGGAGTACCTATCGGTGGTACAAAAACGACATCACAACCCGCCGAACCAATCATAACAGACCCAACAGTTACAGTTTATACAAGATGTAATGATAATTCTGTAATTTATTTCATAGAAGGTACTTATTCATATGGAACGATAGAAATAAATGGATATTGTATGTACTACACAGAAACAACATCGCGAAGTAATGCAGTAGCTAGTGGATTTACAGAGTTCTTCTCTATATCGGAATCATTCTGCAGTTGTTAAATAATAAAAAGTATATATTTATAGTATATGAATGAATTATCAAACTATTTAGTGGAAACTTTCTTACTGACGGAAGCGGTAAAAGAAAAAGTAGTTGTATTTGGAGGAAGATTTCAACCATTCCACGCAGGTCACTATAAAACATATAAGCACCTTTGTTCGGTATTTGGAGCAAAGAATGTTTATATTGCAACATCAAATGTGCAAGATTCAAATAAATCACCACTTTCTTTTAATGAGAAACGTGATATTGCAGTTAAAGTGTTTGGTATCCCACCATCAAAGTTCATTCAAGTAAAATCCCCATACCAACCAGTAGAAATCTTACGTGATTTTAACGATACAACAACTGCTCTTATTATAGCATTAGGTGAAAAGGATGCTATGCGTTTAGGTGGACAATATTTCAAACCTTACAAAAATGATAAGGATATGGAAGGTTATATGACGAGAGGTTATGTATATTCTAAAAATCCATCAAACTCATTTGGTGCAACCGATGTAAGAAATATGTTCCGTAGTAATTTATCAGCAGATGAAAAAGAAAAACAATTCCAAAAGTTTTTTGGTAAATACAATAAAGACGTATTCCAAATGTTAGATAAAGGATTAAACGAAACAAAAGAGTTTATACCAGGTGGATTATCAAAAGGTATGACATTGGCTCAAATTGCAGATAAGCACAAAGTAGATTTAGATACTATAAAGAAAGAATTTAAGAAGGGTGTAAATGTAGAGATGGAACACACTACTGATATAAGAGTAGCAGCAGAGATTGCAAGAGACCATATATTTGAAGACCCTAAATACTACGATAAATTAGTAACTATTGAAGGTGATATTGATTATGAACCAAACGAAATAGATTGGGAAAACATAATGAATATGCAAATTGCAGACCCGGCAACTGGTAAGAAATATCGTATCAAAGATGCGATTAAATTAGATAGAAAGGAATTTGCATATCAAGAGGCTATGCGTGTATTGCACGTTCATGCTATGATGGACAAAAGACAAGTTCCGGGTAATATAGAGAAAGGGCAAGCATCCCCAAAAAGTGATAAGGTAACTCAAGTTAATCTCGGTTTATATACTGGTTATGGTGAGGGTATTGTAAAAGAAGCATCTGTAAAGGGTAGTGGGTATTCATCAAAAATATTAAACCAATTAGTAAAGAACCCACAAACGGGTGAAGATATTAAAGTAAGTTCGGCTTTAAACTACGATAGAGACCATCCTGCTTACAAAGCGGCTATGATGTTAGTAGCAAAGATGGGTGGTTCAGATAGACAAAAACTACAAAAAGTTAAACAAAAAGCACAAAGACCTACATTTGGAAAGGGTGGTGAAAAACCAAAAGATGCCGGATTAAATCCGCAAACAAAAGCAAGTGCCGGAAAAGTTGCTTCAACATTAGTAGATAAACCGGAAGTATTACGAAAGTATATAAATCAAAAAATATCCAAATGGAGTTCTAAAGAAAAGGAGTTTTTTAGAGGAGCACATGAACCACAATCCAAAGAAAGACGTAGTGTTGGAAAATGGATTTCTGATAAAGCCAAAGGCATTGTAAAAGGTGTAGTTAGAGAGGCAAAACATTTGGGACATGAGTTAGATACGGCTGGTGCTGGATTTAAGGCAGTATTTTCTGGACAAAAACCGGATGAAAACCAAAAGAAAGCTATGGTGGCAATTGGTAAGACTGTTGGATTGACGGTTGCTAGTATGGTAGTAACAGGTGGTGTTGGTGCACTAATAGGACATGGTGTAAGTGGGTTGATTGGTAATTTGAGTGTACATTTAGCAGAACATATGGCTAGCGAGGTTATACTTGGTGGAGCTGTAAAAGCAGCATTAAATGCGGGTATAGAAAACATTACAGATGAAACTTATATCGAATGGTTTACATTACAACTTGCCGATAATATGATGAATGGTGCTATCCCTGCTATGGTATGGGCAAAGGCAGTTGATGGGTATAACAAAGATAAAGAAGAAGGTAAAGTAAGTGAGAAAGATTGGGAAACTACAACCCCAAATGAGTTGAAAGAAATGGCAAAGGTTGATATGGATAAGGTGGAGAAATACGCTGACTCTCAATTATCACCTGAAGATGTTGTATTAGGAAAAGAAACAGACCACTTTTTCCAAAGATTAAATGACCCTCGTAATGGTAAAGAAATATCACCAGCAGAACTAACTGGATTCTTTAAGAGATTGGCTAAAAATAAGAAAAAGTTTTTAGAGTTCATTAAAAAATATAATGAGTTTGTAGTAAAAGATAAAAGAACTGGTATCAACATTCCATTTATGGTTCAAGCAAACAAATTGATTGCTAAAACTATAATGAGAAAAGATGATTTCAAATCATCAACACCTGTTTATCAAGTAGAAGGTAAACTTAATGAAATAACAAAAGGTATATTTGGTGGAACAATCAAAATAGGTGGACAACCTGTAAAGATTGAAGTTGAATTGGTTGGTGCTGATAATAAGACAAGAGAGTTTATTACTAAAGTAGTTCATATAGATAGTAAATATTTCAGTAAATTACCAATTGGTTCTACATTTAGAATACCAGCAAGAGTATTTAGAGCACCAGGTGGTGGTTGGTACAAAGTTAAACACAACGCGTTTGAATCTATAAATACAAAAAATCACGAACCTCACGGAACTGCCGATAATAACTTTAATCATCATCATAAAACATCAACATACGCTCCTGATTATGGATATGAACCGGAGTTTGATACAATAGATTTTGATGATGATAATAGAGAAAAGAAACCGGGTCATCAAACACATACAAAAGATACCCAAAATCGTGGATATGAGCCCATTAAAAAAGTAAACGAAAGTTTAATAATGGAAGGTGGGGCTTATGGGCATATGAACCACCCATTTGATAGCAGTATCAATCTTACATTTGGTGATTTAAAAACCATAGTAAACAAAGCATTAGATGGTAATTTAGGTGTAGTTAGAGAAAAAACCGATGGACAAGCATTGGCAATCAGTTGGAAAAATGGTAGATTAATTGCGGCTCGTAATAAATCACATTTGGCAAACGCTGGAGCAGATGCTATGGATGCATCGGGTGTTGCAGCAAAGTTTGGTAACAGAGGTGGATTGACAGATGCTTACAACTTTGCTATGAAAGATATGGAAAATGCTCTTCGTAGTTTAGGTAAAGCTGATTTGGATAAGTTTTTCAAAAACGGAAAAGTGTTTATGAATATTGAGGTAATCTGGCCTACATCTGTAAACGTTATTCCATATGGACAGGCTCTATTGGTATTCCACAACGCATTAGAATATAGTGATGCGGGTGTTCCTATTGGGCAAATCAAAGGAGCAGAAAGCAAGTTGGGAGCATTGATTAAAAAGGTAAATGCAAACGTACAATCTAAATATACAATACAAGGGCCTCCTATTACGAAGTTACCAAAAAATGAAGATTTATCCAAGCTAAAACCAAAATATATTTCGATGATAAACAAACTACAAAGTGAGTTTGGATTAGCAGATAAAGCTGGTATATCGGATTATCATCAGGCTTGGTGGAGAAACTTTATTCAAAAATCTGGTAAAACTTTAACACCATTAGAGGTAGAAGGTTTAATTAAGAGATGGGCATTTGATGATAAATCATTTGCTATCCGTTCAATTGGTGATGACAAAGCAAAGACTTGGGCAGATGGTATAGAGAAACAAGATAAATCTAAAATCACAAAAGAAAACATTATGAAGTTTGAAGAAATCTTCTTGGGTGTAGGTTCAGATGTGATGTCATTTATGAGTTCGGTATTGACGGTGGCACCTGATAGTGCATTACAACAAATCCGTAGTAGATTAGATTCAACAATAGCACAAGTTAAAGCAGAAGGAACACCTGCACAGATTGCTAAATTGGAATTAGAATTAAAACGTATAAACTCCATTGGTGGATTTGATAAGATTGTACCAGCGGAAGGAATTGTATTTAATTACAAAGGTAACGTATTCAAATTGACTGGAGCATTTGCTTCATTAAATCAATTGTTAGGAATATTTTACTAAAATATAAAAACTATATATTTATATATATAAAACAAAACAATAAGTTATATGAGTAAGAAATACATGCACCCATCCAGAAAAAAGATTTTGGATATAGCTTTTAATAGAGATAATGGTGCAAAAGAAGTACATGGTTGGAGTGCCACAAAGCAGGAAAGAGAAGTAGGTGAAGAGTGGACGGATAGTGATGGTGTAACTTGGGTACAAGAAAAAGGATATAAGATTGTTAAATCTAAATTCGATGGAATTAGAGAATACATACAATCATTATCTACTTGTAAAAGTAAAAATTGTAGAACAGTTAAGAAAACTCAAAAACATTTACAATTTATTCGTAAGACTGGTTATTGTATAGATTGTTTAGCTGAAAAAGAACAAACATTCAGAGTAAAAGGTAATTGGAACGAATACGAAAAGTGGAAGATTGCATCTTACGAAATTGAGTTTTTAAAAGATTTAATTAAAAAGTTCAACGAAGCATTAGTAGATGCAAGTAAGGAACATATATTTGCCAACTCGGATGGTACAACTGAAAAGTGGACATACGATGGTGATTTAGAAGAATTAAAGGCTAACATATTAAACGATATTGCAGAAGCCGAAGAAAACATAACTGGTTATCAGAAAATAAAAGATGATAGCTGGGAAATAATAAAAGACGATTATGCTAAAGTTTTTACAGAATAATATCAAATGGATTGTGATTTTTGCAACTGCCGGAATTGCTTGGTACAAATGTACTAATGGTGATGGTAAAGTAGGCGAGACGGTAAATGTTGATGGAAAGAACTACGAATTGTTAAAACACAAAATTGATACTGTTTTTGTAGAACATACAAAAGTAAAATACGTTAAGGGTAAAGATATATATCACGAAACAATTGTTGAAAAAGAAAATAGAATAAATGTTCCTGTTTATACAAAAGGTGATACCGTTAGAATAGTTGAATCATATAATCAAAAAGTTTTGTATAAAGATAAATTTGTTTTAGATAATGATTTGGGAACGGTTGAACTTACAGATACTTTATACCAAAATAAAATATTAGGTAGAAAGTGGAACGCTACGATTAAAGAACGCACAATAACTGATACGAAGATAGTAAAAGAACTACCTAAAAATCAAGTATATGTTGGTGTAAATGGAGCATTCGATAAAGTAAACTTTGGAAATTCAATTGGTACTGGTGTACTCCTTAAAACTAAAAAAGATAAAATATATCAATTAAACATTGGTATATCCAATCAACAATCAGCTAATGGGAATAATCAAATAGTTCCATACATAGGTGGTGGTGTTTATTGGAAAATAAAGTTAAAATAATAAGGGAGGCAATATGGCCAATCAAACAAAATCGCTACAAGATGCGGTAAAAGAGCAATACAAACGTTGTGCAAAAGACCCCGTCTATTTCATGCGTAAGTTTTGTAAAATCCAACACCCGGTTCGAGGGAAAATACCATTCGATTTATATGGTTTTCAAGAAGATGTATTAAATGATTTTAAAGATAACAGATTTAATGTTGTTTTAAAATCACGTCAATTGGGTATATCTACATTAGTTGCTGGTTATGCACTATGGTGTATGATATTTAACGAAGATTACAACGTATTGGTTATTGCAACGAAACAAGAAGTTGCAAAGAACTTGGTATTGAAAGTACGAGTAATGAACCAATTTTTACCTGTATGGTTAAGAGTACAGGAGCAAGAAGATAACAAATTATCTTTGAGATTAAAGAATGGTTCACAGATTAAAGCAATTTCATCTAAACCAGATGCAGGACGTTCGGAGGCCTTATCACTATTGGTATTCGATGAGGCCGCTTTTATTGATTACATTGAAGAGATTTGGACATCGGCACAATCTACTCTATCAACGGGTGGTGCGTGTATAGCATTATCTACACCAAATGGTATTGGTAACTGGTTTCACCAAACTTGGGTAAAAGCAGAAAATGGTGAAAACTTATTTCATCCAATTAAACTCCATTGGACGGTTCACCCTGAAAGAGATAATAGTTGGAGAGAGGAGCAAGAAAAACAATTAGGACCAAAAGGAGCAGCACAGGAATGTGATTGTGACTTTATCAGTTCAGGAGCAACGGTAATTCAACCAGAAATTTTAACAAAGTACATAGAAGCATACGTTAAAGACCCAATGTATAAGCGTGGGTTTGATAATAACTTATGGGTTTGGGAAGATGTAAATTATACAAAGAGTTATATAGTTACGGCTGACGTTGCAAGGGGCGATGGGGAAGATTATTCTACTGCTCATGTTATAGAAGCAGAGAGTTGTGAGCAAGTTGCTGAATATAGAGGTAAAATTGAACCAAAGGATTTTGGTAATTTCCTAATCAATTTAGCAACTGAATATAACGATGCTTTACTAATCATTGATAATGCATCAATTGGTTGGACAACCATTCAACAATGCCTCGATAGAAACTACAAAAACCTATTCTGGTCTAATAGAGATATTAAATATGTAGATATTGATACTCAATTTACTAATAAGTTTTATAGAGATGAGAAGCAAATGGTACCAGGATTTAGTATTTCATCTAAAACTCGTCCTTTGGTAATATCAAAGATAGACACTTATATGAGAGATATGAGTGTTATTATCCATAGTAAGAGAACGATTGATGAGTTCTTTACATTCATTTGGAACAATGGTAGAGCAGAAGCAGCAAGGGGGTATAACGATGACTTGGTGATGGCATTGGGTATGGGATTGTGGATTAGAGATACTGCATTACGATTAAGACAAGAAGGTATTGATTTGACAAGACGTTCTATTGATGGGTTTGTTCAGACATCGCACGATAGTTTATATACTCCAGGTATGTACGGAGATGACCCATATAAGATGCAAACAGGCGTTGGTGATGGGTTTGAAGATTTAAGATGGTTGTTACGATAGGTTAAACTCAATTTTGTTATATTTATATATTGTATAGATTTATTATTATGAATATAAAATTAAAAGATTTGTTGAGTGAAGAAGCACCTTGTTGGAAAGGATATACTCAATATGGTATGAAAATGAAGAACGGAAAGGAAGTTCCTAATTGTGTACCAAATAGTAGTGAAGCCGTTGAGGATGACGATTATGATGAATTGGATGTAGAGCCAGAAGATATACAAGATTTTATTGATTTCTTAAAAGCATACAAAGATAAATTAGATGAGGCAAATTGTAATTGTGTATTTGAAGCACAATATCAAGGTAGAGATGTAAAGTTGGGTAAACCAATGAGAGGTGATGTAAAGAAATTTAAAGTGTATGTAAAAAATCCAGCAGGTAATGTTGTTAAAGTAAACTTCGGACATGGCGGTACATCGGCAGCATCTAAAGGTGAAAAAACAATGAGAATAAGAAAATCTAATCCAGATGCAAGAAGGTCTTTTAGAGCAAGACATAATTGTGACCAACCAGGTCCAAGACACAAAGCAAGATATTGGTCTTGTAGAAAGTGGTAAAATAAAAATAATAAAGGTTATATAATTAAACAAACAGAGAGCTAAATGGCAACAGATAAATCATTTTTTGGTAGGTTAAATAAATTATTCTCTACATCAGTAATCGTAAGAAAGCAGGGGAATAAGATAAAGGTAATTGATTACGATGAAACGCAAGCAATAGCCACTAATCTACGTGATAGATATATGAGATTACACTCATCGGCTATGAATAATACCTATGAGAACTATCTTGCATATCAACAAATACGCCAGGAACTTTTTAGAGATTACGATGCGATGGATGCTGACCCAATTATCGGTGCTGCATTGGATATTTACGCAGAAGAATCTACATCTAAAAACGAATATGGAAAAGTATTGGAAGTTAGAACAAACAACGAACAAATAAAATCTATATTAGAAAACTTATTCTATGATATTATTAATGTTGAGTTCAACTTATTCCCATGGGTAAGAAGTTTGGTTAAATATGGTGACCATTTTTTACATATTGAAATTGCAGAAGAGTTAGGAGTTGTTGGTATCCAGCCACTTTCAGTTTATGAGATTACTCGTGTTGAAGGATTTGACCCAAACAATTGGCAAGCAGTTAAATTTGTTCACACTCCATTAGCAACTAAATCACTTTATGTAGCTGGACAAAAAACAGAATACGAAAACTATGAGATTGCTCACTTTCGTATGTTGACCGATACTAACTTTTTACCTTATGGTAAATCTATGTTAGAAAGTGCAAGAAGATTGTGGAAGCAAATTACTTTGATGGAAGATGCGATGATTATACATCGTATTAGTAGAGCACCACAAAAGCGTATCTACAAAATTGATGTGGGTAACATTCCTACAAATGAGATTGATAACTACATTCAGCGTATTATCAACAAATCAAAGAAAGCACCAATTATCAACGCAGATACTGGTGAATACAACTTAAAGTATAATATCCAAAACTTAATGGAAGATTTCTATCTGCCAGTTCGTGGTAGTGATAGTGGTACTGAAATCTCTAATTTAGATGGTTTAGAGTATGCTCCTATTGATGATATTAACTACTTAAAAGATAAAATGTTTGCGGCATTAAAAATACCAAAACAACATTTAGGTTTCTTGGAAGATGGAAATTCAAAAGCTACATTAGCAGCTATGGATATGAGATTTGCTAAAACAATCGAAAGAGTGCAAAGAATTGTAACGGCAGAATTAGAAAAGATAGCAATCATTCACCTATACTCACAAGGTATTGAGGATGAGCAATTAACTGATTTTGAATTATCATTAACTATTCCATATACAATCTACGAACAATCTAAAATTGAATTGTGGGCATCCAAAGTAGATTTAGCTAGAACGATGGGTGATTTGAAATTAATTTCTAAAGATTGGGTTTACAAAAACGTATTCAATTTCAGCGATGATGACGTTGAGGATATGAAAGAAGGTTTAGTTAAAGATGCTAAAAATCTATTCGTATTAACTAATTTAGAAACAACTGGTAAACCAGAAGGACAACAAGAGCAAGGTGGTATGATGGCTGGACAACCTGAAATGGGTGGTGAAGAACAACCAACAGAAGACCAGCCAGAAGATGAGTTCCCAACAGGTGAACCATTGGATGTTGAAAAAACTATACAAGATTTAAAATCAAAGTTAGGACAATCACCAAACGAAGCAAAAGCAGCAGGTAGACCTCGTCATGTAAATCGTATGGGTAAAGATGACCATATGTATGGTAGAGATGCATTTGGTGATAAAGAGTTAAAGAAATTAAGTAGAAGTAACGAAAGTTTCATCAAATCAATCAAAAAAACTCTAAAATCCAGCGGAGCAAAAGTGATATTGGAAGGTAAGAGTATGATGGATGAACAAAATATAATCGAATAAAATTATTATTAAATAGATATTATATATTTATATTTGGAATAAAGTAATAAATGAAACAGATAAAGCACTCAAAGTTTAGAAATACAGGTTTTCTTTTCGAACTATTAGTTCGTCAAGTAACATCTGACATCCTTTCCAATCGTAAAAGTATTGCAGAAGGATTATTAAAGAAGTATTTCAACTCTAAAACGGAATTAGCAAACGAATTAAAATTATACCAATTCATCGTAAATGAAAAATATAATTCAGAAAATCGTGCTGAAAGATTTATTGATGCAGTAATTGATAATCGTAAAAAATTGGATGAGAAAAAAATACTTAAAGAAAAGTATAATCTTATCAAAGAAATAAAAGAAAATTATCAAATAGATGATTTCTTAAAATCACAAGTTCCAAACTATAAAGTGTTGGCATCGGTATATAAGATATTTGAATTTAATTTGAATACTGAAAGTTCTTATGACCCGAAAGATTTTGTGAATACTAAATTCGCAATTGTAGAACATCTTACATCTAAACCAGTTGCAAACGCAAAATCGGTAGATAAAATCAACGAAGCTCTTAAAAAAGAAGATAAAGAAATCCGTTTACTAACATATAAAATGTTGGTGGAAAACTTTAATAAAAAATACAAATCTTTAAATGAGAAACAAAAAGGTATATTGAAAGAATATATCAACTCATTTACTAATTCTGATAATCTTAAAGCATTTATTACAAACGAAGTTGTTACTTTAACCAAAGAACTAACTAAAACTGGTAAAGAAATCAAAGATAAAGTTACCAAAATTAAGTTGGCTGAAACAATTAATCAGTTAAACAAAATCAAAACTGCATCTAAAATTACAGATACACATATTACATCTGTTATTATGGGATATGAGTTGGATAAAGTATTAAAGGGAACTCAAAATGGAATTATCTAATAAAGATAGATTAAAAGAAATTATCCGTAAAAAACTTCGTGAAAGAAATACAATCACTAACGAAGAAACTACAACTGCAAATGTTGATGGATACAACACTCCATTTGCATTCGGTAAAAATACACAAGCTGATAAAGAGCGTAAAGCTAAATCATCTGGAACTGGATACGAATTAGCTGAAAATCGTTGGTTAGCACTTAAAAGAGATGAAACTCGTTCACCAGAACAAAAAATCAATTTAGGTGTTAGAGAAATCAAAAACCAATTAGCAGAGGTAGAAAAGTTTTTAGGTTGGTATAACAAACTTAAAATGGAAAACGGAGTAAAGAACGAAGATTTCTACAAAAGAACAAACACAAGTATCTTTCGTATAAAAGAAAGATTAAATAAAATCGCAAGAACAATTATAGATTTTTAATATGAGACATTTATCAAAATCGGGTATCGTTACTCTACAAGTATTAGGTGGGCCAATTGGTTCAAGAACTGCGCCAGTTGCTCCAGTACAAGAGGGAGTATCACCAAAGGATATGGACAAAATTAAAGCAGCAGTAGAAGCAGCATCATCATTTATGGGTGTTGGTGTTCACTTAAAGAAAGCTGGTTTAAAATATACGTTTGCCACATCACCTATGCCAATCTATATTGTTCAACCAACTCCAAATAACAAAGTTGCTATTGTAAATAAAAAATACGCATCTCAACCTGATTTTGTACATGGTGAAATCGCAGTTGGTATAATGGAAAGTGTAAATGAGAATACAATCAACGAAGGTAAGAAAGTATTCAAAGTAAATCCTGGTATTGGTAGTTCAAAATATAGTATCAGTTCACATGATGGTGTTAAAACTCACAAAGATGGTAGTGATTTTTATGATATTAAGATTTTTAAGAACAAAGTAGATTTAGAAAAAGGGATTAAAGATTACAAAAGTAAAGGATTTGTTGAAGAAAATATTGAAAATGTAGCAAATGGTTTACCACAAACTATGGGTAAACAAAAATCATTAAAGAGAGAAGCATTAAAATCAATCGTAAGAGAGGTAATGCAAGAGGAAGCAGAATACCAAAAGTTTTTCCAAAAGGTATTGGATAAAGCTGGTAAATCTATTCCATCTATGAGTGATGAAGAAAAGAAATCATTTTTTAATAAAGTAGATGCAGCTTGGAAAGGTAAGCAAGAGGGAAAATAATTATGTTGTTGAAAAGAGGTGATAATAACGAAGATGTAAAAAAATTACAACAAAAATTGGGTTTAGACCCAGTTGGTAATTTTGGACCAAAAACCGAAGATGCGGTTAAAGCATGGCAAGCCAAAAATGGTTTGGCAGCAGATGGTATTGTTGGACCTAATACTTGGAATAAAATTATGGGTATTGTTGCAGTTCCAAAGCCAGTAGCAGCACCTACACCTCCTCCAGCTCCTGCACCTGTTGCAGCACCTGCACCGGCAGTAGCAGCATCACCATCGTATCCTGGTTTAAAATTAGATAAGTTAAAAGGACACATTCCTGCCAATGTAATCGCTATGATTCCAGATACGGCAGCAAAGTTTAATATAAATACTCCTTTAAGATTAGCACACTTTTTGGCACAATGTGGACATGAGAGTGGTGGTTTTAGAGCAACACAAGAAAACCTAAACTATTCTGCAAAAGGATTGATGGGTATATTTAAGAAATACTTTCCAACGGTAGCATTAGCAACGGCATATGAGAGAAAGCCAGAGATGATTGCTAGTAGAGTATATGGTGGACGTATGGGAAATGGAGCTGAAGCAACTCGTGAGGGCTATAAGTTCAGAGGACGTGGGTATATTCAATTAACTGGAAAGGAAAATTATACCGCATTCGGTAAGTCCATCGGTGAAGATATATGTGCTAACCCAGATGTGGTAGCCTCCAAATACGCTTTGCTCTCGGCAGCTTGGTTCTTCTCTAAAAATGGATTACATAAGTTAGCTGATGGTGGTTCTTCCGATGCGGTAGTTACACAGATAACAAAAAGAGTAAATGGTGGTACAATAGGATTGGCAGACCGCATTAAACATTTTAAAGAGTATTACTACTTACTATCATAAGATATGGCATTATTAATAGAACACAACCTTTTTGAAGGTAAGATACAGGAAGACGAAAACGGAAAGTTTTTGGTTAAAGGCGTTTTGCAAAGAGCAGATGCTCCTAACCAAAATCATCGTATCTATCCTCTTAACATATTACAGAGAGAAGCAAAGAAATACGAAACTTTAATACAAGAACGTAGAGCATTAGGTGAATTAGACCATCCAGAATCAACTGTAATCAATTTAAAGAACGTATCACACAACATCAAAGAGATTTGGTGGGATGGTAAAGATTTATGTGGTACAGTAGAGGTTCTTTCAACTCCATCTGGTAACATCTTAAAAGAGTTATTCAAACACAATATCCGTTTGGGTATTAGTAGTAGAGGTATGGGTTCAGTTAAACCGATGAGAGAGAATACGGTAATGGTACAAGAAGATTTCGAACTAATTGGTTGGGACTTTGTATCTAACCCATCTACACATGGTGCATTTATGTCCCCAACTGCTATGAACGAAAGTATTCAAAGAGAAATTGAAGAATGTGGTAAGTGGTGTAAAGCACAAGACCTAATGATGCAAATAATAGAAGAATTAAACTAATAAAGATATGGCATTTAATATAACACAATATATGGCTTCTAATAAAATACAAGCCAAATCTAATGAGCAAGAAAGAAGAGAGATATTAGAAGCAGCGATGCATGCTATGACTCGTGAAAGAGCATTAGATAAATTGAAAGAGGTTAAACACAACGTAGGACCTTATAGTAAAGAGGTAATCAAGCATATTGATGCAGCTATAAAACTTATAGAACAATTTGAAGCTAAATAAGATGATAAAGTTAAAGAAATTAATGGGTGAAGGTGAAGATAAGAAAGCACCTAAACAAACTTTAAGCAACGAAGCAAGAAGACACTTTTTAGAAATCATTTCTACTTATGGTTCATTTGGACCAAAGTTAAAGAATGAAAACGATTTGGCTAAAATCGCTGAAACATTAGGTGCTATCACAGATGCAGCTAGTGAGTTTGCTAATAAAGAAGCCGGTAATCACTTTGATGAGAGCACAGTCAAACGAAATATGAATGAGCTAGGGAAACTATCATCTCAATTCGAAAAGATAGCTAACGAGGCAAAGTCATTACATTCACAGATGGAAAACCTATATGAAGATATGGGACATATCATACAAAGATACTATGGTGTTAGTGAATTGAGTGAAGAAGAGGTAAACCAAAGATTAGGTATCCGTAATGAAAAATTAGTTGGTAATCAACACAAATTAGATGTAGATAAGGATGGTGATATTGGTTCAGATGATTTAGCAGATTTAAGAGCACAAAACGAAGCAAGAGATGCTAGTGGAAACGAATTTCCTGAATACGATGATATTAAATCAGCCGTTAAAAAAGTAATTCAATCTAATGAAGTTGAAAGAACATTAAGAGGTAGAGTTGTTGCATATTTGCAAAAAGAAAGAGGATTTACTGGAGCTGGTAATACAAATAGTCAAAGATTATACGATAAAGTAATAAATGATTTGCTTAAACATTAAGAGCACAAAAATAAGATGATAAAGTTAGCCGATTTATTAAACGAAGCAGTAAAACTTACCGATATAGAAAGTGATGTAGCCGCTTTATATGCTTGGGATGGTATCAAAACAAATTATGGTCCAAATACTATAAAAGATTATGGACAAGATGTTGTGGATATGGCTATAAAATTAGCACCAAAAGTATTGGCATATCAAAAGAAATTAAAATCTATTGGTAAAGATATTAAAAGTTCAAAAGAAGCTGAAATACTTAAAGCTATGATTTCCTCTATTAAATCAAATAGACTTAATGCTAATAATAAAGTTTCAACTGATGATTTGTTATTTTACGAAGGTGCAAGTGATTTGAAAGTATATCACAAATCATATACGGAAGCAATCCAAACTGCAAAAGAATATGCTTTGAAAAGAGGATATATGGTAGATGATGATGACTCATTTAGAAAGATTGGAATGGGACCAAAAAGACCATCCGAAGGTAAAACTAATAAGATGTCGGTAGAACTTACCAAAGGTGGTAAACCAGCAAAACAACAATTACACATTCAGGTATACGGAATGAAAAACGGATACGAACTAAACTGCTATATAGGATAATGATAAAGTTAAAAGAATTATTGAACGAGGAAACTTGGAAAGCCGATAAGAGTGTAATAACTTTGGATGGTGAAAAAGTTGGTGATTATTCATACGATAGAGATTCGGATTCATTTTGGATGGATAATATAAAAGGTTCAGGTCAAAAATCATTTGATACAACAGGTGAAATGTTGGCTTATATAAAAGCACATAAAGCTGATTACCTTAAAGCAAGAAAAGATTATACATCCAAAGGATATAAGAAATAAAATGATAAAGCTAACTGATTTGATGAAAGGACATGGTAAGTTTGAGCAAGGAGTTGTTTATTCTAACCCATACCATACTGCATTCAAACCGCAAGTTAAAGAAGAGGTAATTGAGGAAGCTACTGCAAAGTTTGATTTTACACAAGTTGGTGGTATTGCATTTTATGTATCATCACCAAACAAAAATATAGTTTTACTACCACAATCAAGAAAAGAAATAGAAAAGATTGATACTATAATAGATAAAAGTAGTAAAGAAGAGTTTATTAAATCCCTACAAATTCGTTTAGAAAAAAAATTGGGTATAACATTGGAGCAAGATAGAAGACACGCTGGGGCTGGATACGCATTTGATATTGATACTGATAAATTATTTAACAAATTGTAATGATAAAGTTAAAAACTATATTAAAGGAAAAGTTAGATAATAACGAATACCAAATGGTAGACGGGATTGTTGATATTCTAAATCAAGTATTAGATGTGGAAAATCGTAAATCTATTGCTGATAATATGGTAAGACAATTCAAAGATGAAGGTATCAAATTTGATTATAGTAAATTCTACAACGCAATTGGTTGTTCGGAATCTATGGTTAAAGAAGATGGATTTCCTGGTGGAGCAGGTGTAGGTTTATCATTACCTGGTGGATATATAAATGGTGCACCATCTTATGATAAAGTAAAATCAACAAAGAAAAGAATACAAAACGATAAAAATCAACGTTACACTAAAGTAGAACAAAAGTAAAGTTATGATTAACATAGAAGTAAAAGACGGTAATTTGACCGGAGCATTAAAGAAATTAAAGAAAAAGTTTGATGCAATTGGTGTTGTTAAAGAATTAAGAGATAGACAACAATTCACAAAACCATCAGTTACAAAGAGAGAGATGATGGAAAAAGCTGAAAGAAAACAACTAATTCAGCAAAAAGACCTTTACAGAGGTAAAAAATTAAAAGAAATACCAAAAAAATTTCGTAGTTTATACAAATAATTTACTTTTTTTTCAAAAAGTATATATGTATATTATGTAATACCAATATAATTTGGTTAATATCCTGTTAGTTGATGAATAGTTTATCCTTATATAAACTCACCGAAAAT